TCAGCGGGGCCACTCTCAGCAGGGCCAACCTCAGCAGGGCCAACCTCAGCAGGGCCAACCTCAGCTGGGCCGACCTCAGCGGGGCCGTGGGCCTAACTATCGCTAGCGATGCTCGTGAACGCCTTCAGGCAGTTGCTACAGCCGCGTTAGCAGATAACGGGCTAAATATGTCGTGTTGGCATACATGCGACACCACGCATTGCATATCAGGCTGGGCGATCCATCAGGCTGGAGAGTTAGGGCGGCTGCTAGAGGCCGTCGTTGGGGCTGAGGTTGCGGGCCTGATGTTGCTCGGGCCTGACGCTCAGCGCCATTTTCACGACGGAAACGAGGCGGCTACTGAATGGCTGCGCTCTGTTTTAGTGCCTGCTGCCTGATCCCATCCCATCGAATCCCATCGAATCCCCCCCCCTCATGAATCGGCTGACTTTGCTGGCCTACATCACGTCGCCGCCGGCCCTGATAGCCCCCAGCGGTGACAAACAACTGGCAGCTTTCAACGTTGAGATCACCCCCTATAAACAAACAGACCCCCTCATGCCGCTGCAAGTGACGGCCTGGGGCGAGCGTGCGCCCGACGTGATGGCAAGCCTCGCTCAAGACTCCTGGGCGGTCATCTCGGGACGGCTCAGGATTGAGCAGGGCAAGCCGCCGGAGTTTCAGCTGGAGGCCTTCCATCGGGTCGCCATGCCCCTGGATCGCCCCGGCGTCAATTCCATCACCCTCGTCGGCCGGGCCGGCCGCGACCCCGAAGTCCGTTACTTCGAGTCCGGCAGCATGGTCGCCAACCTCACCCTGGCGGTAAACCGCCGCAGCCGGGACGACCAGCCCGATTGGTTCGGCCTGGAGATATGGGGCAAGCAAGCCCAGGTCGCAGTCGACTACGTGCGCAAGGGCTCATTGCTGGGCATCACCGGATCATTCAAGCTCGACCGCTGGACCGACCGCACCACCGGCGAGGAGCGCAGCAAGCCGGTCATCAATGTCGATCGGCTGGATCTGCTGGGGGGGCGGCGAGAGGCTGAGAGTGGGAGCCCGGTGCGTGGTGGTGAGTCCGCTCAGCCATGGAACGCGGCACCCCTTGGCGGCCAACCAGAAGACGATGACATCCCATTCTGATGAAACTCTTCGCCTGGATCAAGGGGCTGGGCCGCCGTGGCTCCAACGCCCCCCCCCCGGCTGAGATGCCGAGCGACGAGCTGCTTGATCAATGGGTCCAGGAGGCCAGGCGCGTGCACACCACCAGCGGCTATCACATAAACGCTTTTACCACCATGGCTCGATTGGCCATCGCCTGGGCCCGGCAGCAGCAGGCCCAATCCCCCCAGCTCCCGCCGCCTGGCGCCGATCCGGTGGCGACGAAAGACGACTGTGTTTGGCATTTTGACTTGCATTTGTTTCGCTCTGACTATTTATCACGCGAGGTTTCAACCATGACCCCCCTTCCCCTTCCCCCCCAAACCTTGGCCTGGCTCATCCATGCCGCCGATGCCGGCCAGCGTGACGCTCAGGCGCTACTGCACCTGCTCGACCGCGCCGCCCGCCCCGCCACCCCGCATGCGCTGGAGCCGGGGGAGGTGGCAAAAGCAGTCCAGTGGCTGCTGTCCATGCGCGAGTTGGCCGGTGAGCACAACCCCGAAGAGCGGCGCCAATTCACCCGCGCCGCCACCCTGCTCCAGCAGCAGGAAGCCGAGCTGGCCGCCCTGCGGGGGGCCAAAGATCTGCCAGCCGCCCCAACGCCCCCGCCTATTGCGCTGGTGGAAGTCGTCGGCAATGAACTCCCGTTGCTGCTAGACGGGAAAGTTGACGAAGCTCGCACCCGCGCCGCGATCCATAAGATCGCCGCCTGGCTCGACACCCGTGGGCAGCATGGCTGCTCTGTGTTGCTCCGCGAGGAGATCGAACGATGACCGCCCCCGATCGAATTCAAATCACCCATCGACCCAGAACCATGACCACGCTTCGCACCGCCCTGACATCTGACGACATGCCCCCTGGCCCGCTCAGCGAGGACGACCTACGGCGAGGATGGAATCAACAGGCTGACGAGCACAACAAGTGGGAATCGCTGGGCTCCTGTGAGCAACTGGAATGGGCTCAAGTCTGCGCAATTGCCGCCGATCGCGCCCGCGCCGCCCTGAAGGCTGAGCCGGAGGGGGAGGGGCTGAGTCTTCAATGGACCGATAACATGCCACCCAGCGAAGCGTGTAGATACGACCATTGCATTGCCGAAACACCGTTCGGTCGATTCCTTATTACTTGGAAAAGCTGGAAGGAATACGATGACCCAACTGTTGATGAGACGCCCTGGGGGGACCGGTACGCGGCGTTCAATTCCGTGGACAATGCCAAGGCTGCGTGCCAACAGGGAATGAACGAGCGCCTTGCTCGCTGTGGCACCCCCGCCACCCCGCCAGCGCCGGAGCCTGGCCCCACATTCCAAGACGCCATCCGCCTGGCCGAGGGCTGCCACGATTACTCGGGCGGCCATAGCGGGGCAGAGGGGGAGGCCTGGCATGGCGCCATTGATACGGTCGTGGCTGCGCTCAAAAAGGCGACGGATGGGCCCTGGGATTCGCAGACCAGAGCGGTGTATGGCGTTGGGGTGGAGGCCCAGGCTGGGGAGGTGGAGGCGTGAAAACCAAGGAGCAAAAACTCAGGGCCGCAATGAAAGCAGCCCGTGAATTTATCAACCGAGGCGAGCTTCTGCTGGCCTATTGGGAAGCAGGCGGATCGACCATGACCGGCACGGCCCCGTCTGGTGCTGTTCGCCGTGCATCCATGGAGCTGACCAGATCGCTCTCTGAATACAGGAAACCATGAGCACCCCCAAGAGCCCCGACACCCTGGCAATTCTGGCCGCCATCAAAGGCTGCCCAATCCTGAGCGAGGCCGTCGCCCAGGGCTTCAGGGCCCTGGCGCTGCTCAAGTCGCCCGAACCCCTCGCGCCGGATCGGCTATTCCGCATCGCCGACGAGCTGGACCCGTGAACTGCGCCCTATCCCCATCCACCCTCACCCCTGACCCCCAATGCTGAAAAACGACCGCTGGATCAGAACCCAAGCCGCCGCCGGCATGATCGAGCCCTTTCAGGCGAAGCTGGTGCGGGAGGTTCAAACTGACATCCCAAAGGGTTGCAGCGCGAAGCGTTGCAAAAAACAAAAGGTGCTGAGCTTTGGCACCAGCAGCTACGGCTACGACATCCGCCTCTCCGCCGCCGAGTTCCTGACCTTCCGCCATGTCCCCGGCACGGTGATGAACCCCAAGCGGCCCAACCCCCGCAACCTGGAGCCGGCCCCCCTGCACCAGGATGAGGACGGTCGCTATTTCATCCTGCCGGCCCACACCTATGGCCTGGGGGTGGCGCTCGAAAAGCTGAAGGTGCCGCCGAATATCACTGTGATCTGCCTGGGCAAAAGCACCTACGCCAGGCTGGGGATTATTGCCAACATGACACCAGCAGAGGCCGCCTGGGAGGGGCATCTAACCCTGGAGTTCAGCAATTCCTCCGGTGCTGACTGCCGCATCTACGCGGAGGAGGGCATCTGCCAGCTGCTCTTTTTTGAGGGGGATCCCTGTGAAACCACCTATCAAGACCGGGCAGGGAAATACCAGGGCCAGCCCGAGCGCGTGGTGGTGGCCAGGGTATGAGCGAACACGATCCGACCGGCCGCGACCAGCACGAACCTGGCGCCAAGCTCGATGCGCTGAAGCCTCGCCCAGCTCTGGTTCTTGGCGGCTTCAGCCGTGCCCTCCTGGCCGTGACTCACGTCGGCACCTATGGGGCAATCAAGTACACCCCCAATGGTTGGCGTACCGTGCCTGATGGCGTAGAGCGCTATTCAGAAGCGATGATGCGCCACTGGCTGGACGAAAGCCAGGGGATCGAGTGCGATGCCGAGAGCAACATGTTGCATGCTGCGCATCTGGCATGGAACGCCCTGGCACGCCTGGAATTGATGCTAGAAGAAATGGAGGAAAGGGCATGAAAAACCCAATCCCTGCAGCGTTGATTTCAGCCACCCTCGCCCGACGCGGCACGGTTGACCCTGACGCCCTGCTTGATTGCCTGTCTCTGGTGGCGGTCCTGGATGCACGCAGCCCCGACCTTGCCCACCCACTCGCGCTAACCGAACGGCTGATCACCCTGCAGGATTTGCGCCGGGCCTGGTGCTGCCCTGGCTGGGAGGCGATCCAGCGGATGAATGCGCTGCAGGCTACCCAGCTGGCTGACTGCACCTACCACCCTGCCAAGCCTGCCTGGTGGGCCGTGCATCGCGTGGGGCCGGTGGCGTGATCACCCCTTTTGAACCGCAGCACAGGCCTCCAGTTCGCAGATGCGCCGGGCGGCCTGGCGGATGATCACGCCATTCGTTACCGACTGTTTGAGCAGCACGTGAGCCTGGGCCAACACCTGCTCTGGGGTCATCTGTTGCAGCATCATGCGGCCCCGTTCCAGGTCAGATTCGGCCTCTAGCGTGAGGTTCGGCACCATCCAACTATTCGAGGTCGAGGCCATGGCAGATCAGGATTTTCAAACGAGGGTAGGAACAGACGCGAAAGATGGCGGCTACTGCCTGGAAGTTTTCATTGACGGGGTTTTGCACCAGGACCGATCACCCGCCCAGCTCCGCGCCTTGATTGAGCAGCGCCGCGCCCAGCAACCGGCACGGTGGGCCCAGCTGGAACCGATCGAGGGGCTAGACGAGGATGCCGACGCGGGGCGGCCTGGGTGGGGCGGCATGATCGAGGACGAGGGGGGCTGGCGGGAGGGTTAGCCCGCCTCCTGCAGCACTGACAACCAAATCGTGCCGCGATCCAGCAAGGGCACGATCTTGTCCCGCAGGTCCGCGTTATGAACCCGTGGGCAGCCCCATGTAGGGAGCAATTCCTGATATGGCGCCCAACTGCCCCGCGCACCTAGGCCACTGCCGCCGCCATGGATGCCAAACCCAGACCGCCCCAGTTGCTGAGAGAGCCCCTGCTGATCCACCAGCTCCAGAAAAAACCAGCCAAACGGCACCAGTTCAGCCGGAACGACCGCAGGGCTGGGGCCCAGTGTTTCGTAGTCCCGCCAGACGCGACCAACCTTGAACAGTGAAGGGGGCGTGTCGGTACGTGGTGATCTCCACTGTGTTTCGCCGCCCTGGCCACGGCACAGGCACGGGATCGCCCACAACTTGCGACCATCGGCAGACCAGGCCGTCATCGTTTCGTTGATGTCGTTGGCGATCAGGTGGTGATCGCCAGGCGCCAGAGTGGGGCGCATTGTGGGGCCCACCATTCCTGGCGGCCAGACCGGATGGCTGGGCCCGCCGGCCAGAAACAGCGCCACCTCCGCATCCCGGCGCCGCACAAGGCCAGGCATAACCCGACCGCCGCCCTTGTTCCACCGTGGAAGCTCAGATCGAACCACGGTGTTTGGGTCCTCACCGGCCAGCAACCGCCGCCGCAGGGTGGAGGCGTCTAGTGCCCCTGCGCCGACGTTAAAAACGAATGAGATCAGGGCCGCCTGGCGCGGGGCCGACCAGCCACCAGCCATCGGCAGCAGTCGAAAAACCTCGCCCGCTGCGTGGTTGAGGTCTGCAGTGAGCCACGCGATTGCCATCTCCTGAGAGATTTTGAGGCCGCGCCGCACATCTGGCCCAGTGTGGCCATAACCAACGGTCCACGGATCGCCGCCGGTGCCAGGGTCCGGGTATGCCGTCAGCACGCAGCCTTCAAACTCGGCGACGATCTGCCGAGCTGGGGTGAGCCAGCCGGGACGAGCAGTAGGCAATAAGGCCATGGCCAGCGGGTTAGGGGGAGCAGCTGTCATGGGCTCGGTAGCATAGCGGCAACAATCTAGCCCCGCCCAATGCCTGTTTTCACCCTCAGCAACCGGGCCCTAAATGCCCTGGCAACCCCTGAGATGCCGCTGACTGGCGTTTTCTATGCGCAGCTCATGCTGCCTAGTTTTATATTTAATCCCAAGACTCACGACACAATGGCCGCAATTACAAGCGGCGAGATTAGCCCTGTAACTGGGTATCAGGCAGGCGGTAAGGCGATAACGTTAAGCAACACGATGAACACTACAACCGGGATTAATACCCTAACCATTGCCCCGTTTTCATGGAGTGCCACCATCACGGGTGCCCAGAAAGTTCTGATATATTACCGACCATCAGCAACCCCTTCTCAGCAGATTATCTTAGGATGCAATGATATTGGCAGCCCTCAGAACAGTGTAGGTGGATTGTTCAGGCTTGGGGAAAAGATAATCGAGACGGCAGTGACGGGCAGTTCTTCTATTACGGTGCCTCATGCAACGATCAATGCAATAATCAACGAGACACTCAATCTGAGCGCCGGAAACTTTTGGGCGATGCTGCTGGGTACTGGCTACACCCCCAGTCCATCGCATTCGTTCCGGTCGAATCTAAGCGCAGAGGTGACCGGCACTGGCTATACCGCTGGTGGCGTGGCTGCCCCGCTGACGATCACGCGCGATGATGCTCTTGATGAGATCATTGTACGGGCTGAGCAAATTATTCATCCAGCGTTTACGGCGTCACCTAGGTACGTGGCCTACTATCAAAAACTGGGGGGAGCTGCATCTGCTGACCGTGTTGTGATGATTGTAGATTGGGGCGCTGTCTACCCAGCTACTGGCTCCGTATATCCAATCAATTCCAATGAGATGATCATTGGTGGAGTTTACTCCTGATGAATTTCCCTGAATCCTGCTTGCCAATCGGGAGGCCACATACCCTAGGGGATTTTAATATCGCTGCCGAACTTGATCGGCGGTTTCGGTTGAGCGATAGCCTATCCGGCCAGACCGTGAGCCTGCCCCTGCCGGTGTTCACCGCCGCGCAATGCAACGATTTCAAGAACCACTTTCGGACCGTGGGGCTGCTGTCATCCTGGGAGCTGCCGGCTGCGGTGTGGGTGGGTCGTGCGGTCCCGCCGACGCCGACCAGGTGGCGCTATGCCTCGGCGCCATCCTGGGAGCTGCTGCCTGGGGGGCAGTGGCAGGTAAGCGGGGTGGTGCTGCGTGCGGTGTGAGCCCCTAGAAAATCGGCAGCGGCCCGGTCGGGACGACGTGAGGCCGTGCGACTAGAGACACCTGGAAGTCGTTCATATTTCCGATCCAAAGCCTGCCTGTAGTGTCATAAGTCCCGATCGCAAGAAGTGTTTGCAAGATACTGTCGGCGTAAGGACTACTAACGCCATGCGAAAGATTTCCGTTTACCGTAGTTCTTGCTACCCCATTTGCTCTAGTGTGTTGTAAAAATGCCCATTCATCATTAGCGGGCACGTTTTGCGCTCCATCTTGAAAAAATCTATTATGGCCAGACACCAGCACTTTGTTGCTACTCATGCTGCCCCATAGCGTAAAGGAGTCACGCGGGATGAATAGATTGCTAGCGTTAATGCTATCGTAAAAATAAAACAATCCTCTGTTCGAGGCAGGGCTAGGCTTCCTAAACCAAAACCGTATTGTATAGTCTCCTTCTCCTATAATATCTGCCAGCGCAGCAGACATCCAGGCACCAGTGGCGCCGCTAAAGAACGCGCTGCCAGCGCCCCATCTCCCTACCGTTGTGCTAATTGACACATTGCCTGGCGTCACTGACGCCGATCTGCCACTTACATCAGTAAAGCCGCTGTCACTTGTAAGCGGTAAATGCAGGATTACAGAACTATAATCAGGATCATTTAATGGCGTTGTTATAGTATTCGCCCCGGTGGTCCGCAGTAGCAGCAGCGTTGATTGCGATGGCGTGTTGATCTGCATTCCCGCGCCCGTGGTGGTAAGCGTCAAATTGACCGATGCCGATGGCGTGCCGGCCGGGAGCGCCCGGGCCCCAGTGGTTCGCAGCTGGATCCGAACCGATGCCGAGGGCGTCGATGCCCGACGGAGCCAGACCCCAACGAACTCAACCGTCAGGCCATAGAACTCAGTCCCCAGCACCGCCCGAATGTCGTCCTGCCCGACCGGTCGGGCATAGGTCCAGCGGAATCCTGGCGGGGTTTCTGATGGCGCCAGGGTGGCTGAATTGAATGCAAACGACCGGCCCTGCTGGCTCAGCTGGTGGTCTGGCACGCTGCGGGCCTGGGTCTCGGTGAGCCCTAGGAACGTCATCACCAGAGCGTCGCCCGTTGGCACCGTGTCAGCTGTGCTGGTAGTGCTGCTGCCGTCGTAGCCAATCTGCAGGGTGGCAGGGACCACGCCAGGGGTGATCGAGACGGTGGCGGGGCGGAGGGTGGGGAAGTCGGCCATTACAAGTAACCGCCGTCCAGTATTGAATCTTCAAATTTCCAATCCCATGTTGCTATAAAGCTGCCGTTTACTAAATGCTGATATTTTTGCACAATTCCAATCTGAGTACCATCTGCACCATATTTAGTGATATAGGTAAAGTTTTCATCTTCGTCGGTTTTTACTAGCTTTTGGCCAGGTTGCACGGGGATAATTACCTGTTCAATCAGAATGCCAGGCTTGGATTTCCTAGTGAAATTTAGTAACAGATCGTATTTCGTGAAGTCGGCTGGCGGCTTCGGTGGTACTGGTGGATCCGCTGGTCCGTCCGGGGTGTCAGGTTGGGATGGGATCTCAGGTGGCTCGACCGGGCCTGTAGGTGGCAGCGGAGTAGGGGCGCCGCCCCCACCACCGCCTCCGCCTCCACCACCTCCCCCCCCACCGCTGCCCCCAGGGGGGGCAGCTGGAGCACCGCCGCCAATCGTAAAGATGGCGCCCGCGCCACCACCACCACCGCCTGCATACTCTCCGCTACCAGGGAACCGCCCATTTTTGTTGTAGAAATAGACTTCCTCAGCAGTCCGGCTGTCGGCATCCTCCTCTGGGATCGACGTATCGGTGGCCCTGCTAGGGTCTGCATCGCAAGACAGGCCGCTATTGCCGGTAATGAATAAATCCTCTTCCACTGAAACGCTTGCAACATCCAAAGCAACCAACGACCGGCCCTGTGAGTCAACGGGGAAATGCTCCAGTGCTAGTGATAACTGCCCCTCCCTCCCTTGTTTCATGCTTACAATTAAATACCACTCTACCAGCGGATCATCAACGCCGTCTACGTCTTCTCGGTCAAGCTGAATAGCGATTAAATCACCTTCTCCTGTCCGTGCATTCCAATATCCTGCTTTAACTATCGCCTGCGCAGTATGCGTAACGTATCGCCGCTTTGCCTGCGCAAATCGCATAGCCTTAACTGCATGTCCTTTAGATGTGGCAAATTGCGTCATATTGTGCGGCTCAATTGGTGCCGAGTCCGGGGTGTCGTCATATTTGACCGTTGTAGTTCTAGTGATCCCCGACAGCCCGTCATCCCCTTGTTGCCGCCATGCCACCTCAGCTCTGTATGGCTGCCGGGCCTTTGGGTCTGCGAGCTGATATGAATAGCTGCCAGAAACGATCGCTTCACTGTCGAACACCCACGCAGGCTTTTGCGGTTCAGTGTCGATTGCCCCTGACGGGGTGACGGGTAGCAATGGCCTCATGCCGTACCGCCCGCCAATGGTGCTAGAACGCACCAGGAAATAGGGCCCCACCTTGCTCAGCCAGTCACTGGTGCTGGTTGGCTCGGTGAGAATGCCATCCCAGAAAAGGCCATTTGCCGCCATGAATTTAGCGGTTTCTGTCAATGAGGCGCGGTCTATTTGTATCTCTGGAATCCTGCGAGTATGAGTCAGCAGCCAGTAGTAAAGCTCTGCAAGGTTGTTACTGCTGCCGTAGGTGTCATCAGTTAACCGGGTGGACTGTACACCGTTGCGGATGAAGGCATGGACCGAGCGCTTCCAGTAGCCTTGATCTTCATTTGCAACGCCATAAGGATCGTCGCCATTAATGTAAACAACCGAAAACGAAAGCGTGGACATTCCTTCGTAAGTGCCGGCGGTGCCACATATCATGGGCGCTGGAACGGCTTTGGCAACCAAGTAATTATTATTTAATAAAGCCTCAGATTGATTTTTCCCGTCAACAAAAGTGGTGACCCTAAAATATAAAACGTTTCTATAAACGTCTTTAAGAAAATTACCAGGAGCCCACCTTCCTGCGCGTTTGTTTCGTGATTGACTGAACTGGCCAACCCTGCAACGACCATGAAAAATATCGCGCACCTGAATACCCCCTATACTGCCTTCACTTAAGACAAGATGATAAAAAGCCTTTACAGTATTAGGAAGGTCAAGGCTAACGGTTCTGTACTGAATTTGCCCGCCCAAGGTAACGCTATAAGGTTCCTCGCGCAGCTCTGCTGGGGTTTCAAATCTGCAGGCAGTCGCCTTGGGTGCAATCAAAACCCCGCCTGTATTGCCTACGCGACGGGTCCATACAATCGGGATTCGTTCAAACAGCAACATCGCCTCCTGGTTTTTGCCCAGATCTAGCCCTCCTGATATTCCATTGCCGCTGCCAATGGCCATGCTCCCGCCCAAGGCCACGGCATTGGCGCCCGTTGCATAGCGAGAGGGCCGCGCCTTGGCGCCTACGCTAAAAAGGGAATACCCAGATACGTCACCAGCAATCAAAGCCCCGCCAGTCCTTCCACCGCCCTCGTTATTTCCCGAACGCACTATGGGAGCAACCATTAGAAAGACAGCACGCAGGGCGTCCCGATCAATTCTGTAGTCGCAATCCTAGGCGGCATCATCGCCATGACCGGGGGCGGTGTGCTGGTGGCCGAGAATAAAACCGTGGTCAGATCGCCATCTCCGCCGCTGACCTGGAATAGCCCGCTGGAGATCCTGGAGAGGCCGCCCAAAATGACCTCAAATTGGGTCACTTCGATCAGCCATTGATTGGCAGCTGCTTGAAATACCAGCGACTTGACTGCGGGGGAATGTGCGCAGGTGATTGTGACCGATCCCGATGTCAAGCCCGAATCAAGGCCTGGGCAGTTGAACTCCTGAAACTCCCAGGACTGCAGCCCGTCGCCGTCGCCAGCATCAAAGGCAGTGAAGGGGCTGTTGTTGATGCCGTCGAGCCGGTGCCAACGCCCCTTTGCGTTGCCGCCGGGGTCCAGCCACTTCAGAGTCTGGGTGTAGACGTGAGGACCGTAGTCGAGCATCAGCGAAAAATCCCCAGGTCACTGCGGCCGTCAGGGGTCTGGGCATAGGTCCACATCCGATTGGCAGCGTCCTCGGCAATCGCCACGGCGTCGGCCATGGTTATGGCGTCAGATCCGTCCGGGAGTCGGTAGACCGGGCCGGTGTGGTTGAGGTTGAAGGTTGGGGCGAAGGTGCCGCCTCTGGAGCCCCCGCCAGCAGCGGCACCCTGACGGATGCCAAGGCCTGGGTCCCCCATTTGCGCAGCGATGAACTGCGGCACCTTCTTCTGAGGAACGATGTACTCGGGGCCCGCCTCGCCGGCCATGATCAGCGTTGGCCGCTCCACCCGGCCGCCTACGGCAAACTGCGGCACTTCAACATATTGAATCGGCTGAGCTGTTATGCCTACCCTACTTGAAACTGAATTGATTCTAGCAATTGCGCTATTTACAATATCAATAAATCTATTCACTCCATTAGCACCCCAAGACAGCAGCCCATTTAGCGAGCCTCGCAGGCTGTTGACAATGCCATCCCAAGCCGCAGTAATGGGCTCCACCAGGCCTAGCGCATAGTCCCGCATGGCGTCCATGCCAGCATTCCAGGTTTGCCCCAGGCGTGCAATCAGGCCATTCTCCGGGCCAATGATCGTGTCGAAAAATGCTGCAAAGTTGTCACTGATGTTGGGCAGGATGTTGCTGACGTAGCTGCTGATGCCGTCCATCATTATGTTCCAACCGCCGCCGACTGAGGCAATCAGGCCGCTTTCTGGATTGCCGATTAAATCAACTAGGCCCCGGAAAGCATCGGCGATCTGATCGCGGAAGGAAAAAATCACCACCGCCGTGGCGACGGCTGCTGCGCCAATCAGCACCGGGGCAGTCACGAACCCGGCGACCAGGGCGGCCAGGCCGGTGACAGCTAATTTGATGGTGGTGACGATGCCCGCCAGACCAGCTGTTACCGCCGGCATGGCCCCAGCCCAGCCGGCAATGGTGGCGCCTAGG